ATGGCGACGATATCAGAGCGTAAAAAGAAGGATGGCAGTATCTCATACCGTGCTGAGATCCGCATTAAGCGGGGCGGCAAGGTGGTTTACCGTGAGGCGGAGACCTGGGCAAAGCGCAAGCTTGCGGAGCAGTGGGCGGCTCAGCGTGAAGGTGAGTTGTCTAACCCGGCTGTTCTTGCGGCCGCTATCTCAGGGCGTGATGAAAAGCCCATAACAGTGGCGCAGCTGATTGAGCGTTATATCGCGGAGGTGTATCCGCTTAAGCCGTGGGGTAAGACGAAATCAGATACGCTGCGGCAGTTGTCCGGCTCTGAGTTTGGCTCGCTGATTGCGGGTGATGTTGTGGCGAAAGATATTATCCGCCACTGCCGAACCTGGGGCGCTGGGCCTTCGACGATGAATCAGCATTATATTTTTATTCGTGGTGTGTTCTCCGTGGCGCGGGAGTTGTTGGGTTGTGATGTCCGTTATGAGGAAGTGGATATTGCGCAGCGTACCATGGTCAAGCTGGGTATCATCAGCAAGGGTGGGGAGCGTAACCGGCGGCCTACGGTTGATGAAATCACCAGGTTGGTATCTCACTGTTATGGGCAGCGGCTGAAGTGGGGAACCGGGCGCTTTATGCATCGTGATGATCTGATCCCGATGGATAAGGTGATTGTGTTCGCCATGCTCTCTGGCCGGCGACAGGAGGAAATATGCCGGATAACCCGCGCTGATACGGACTATGAAAAGCAGCGGGTGCTGGTGCGGCAGATGAAGCACCCCAGTAAAAAGCAGACGAATGATGTGTGGTGTTATGTGCCGGATGAAGCCTGGCGCGTTATGCTGAGTATGCCTCAGCGTGAAGGTGATGATCGTTGGTTTCCTTATTTTTCCCGCACTCTGGGCGATAGGTTCCGTGCAGTGCAGAAAGATTTGGGGATGTGGTCCAGTGATGATGATGCTGATAATCTGCGCTTTCACGACCTGCGGCATGAGTGCGCCAGCTGGCTGTTTGAGCGGGATGGCTGGAATGGTGAGCGCTGGGATGTGCCCAGGGTGGCCAGCGTTACCGGGCACCAAAACTGGAATTCTCTGAAGCGTTACACTCAGATTGAAAACTCAGTGCCAAACAATAAGTGGGCGGGCTGGGAGTGGTTGGAAGGGGTGTGTGAGTAGGGGCTGATAACACTTCATTGCCCCGGACGGAGCCGGGGAATATTTTTGTTATGCCCTTTTGCCTCTGCGCTGAAACCACTCCAGGGCGGCACAGATACCTTCATCCTCATACCAATCTTCGATCATCCTGTTGGCGGCTCGGTCGCGAAAGAATGTCGGGCCAAGGTAGTTATGCCAATCCATAAAAACATATCCCCCATCTGGTGTTCGCAGTCGATACCAGCCAGCAGTTAAGCAGATAATCGCATTTCCAAAATTCACGCACGGCATAACAAGCCACTCAATTCGGACGCTTACGCGCCGGTTAGTTTTGGGTTATACACACTCGCATTCGGGCTTCGGTGCGTCACAGTCACCGCAGCGCCTAACGCCATCGTCTGCTGCATATTTATCACGCATATCGGTGACTGGGTGACCGTGACTGTTGCACCAGGCCACCATCTCATCAGATGACATCTCCACTCTGATCCGGGTCTCGGAGCTTCCGACGCGTATTTCTAACACGCTGATTTCCGCTTTCCCGTTTCCGTATTGTGTCCATCCGCTAATCTCAACATTTTTTCCAAACAGGTCTTTCATGGCAGGTCCTCAAAAATGTGTATAACAATTTGCTCAAGTTCGTGCTTCGCACGGGACTGGCAAAAAGCGCCAGCCCCTTAGCAAAGCGGTTATTGCTCTGCACTGGCAATCAGATAGCATGCACAGGTGTAGTTACCGGTGCTATTGATAGCCAAATCACCATCGCAATTATGGTTATGTCCAGACGTGATGCGGACATGATCATTTACCGCAATCTCGTATGCTTTGTGCGGCTGATCGTGCTGCAAAGCCCCCTGAATTGCTAAGAGCGAACTTTCAGCAATTTCAAGCCGCATTTTCAGGTCTGCAATATCATTGATACTGTAATCCTGATCCTCTATCTGTTGGTTTGTGATCATAAATCGCCCTCCGCGAGCAATAACAATTCAATCAACTCGGACTCGCTACGCTCGCCCGTTATCTCTGGGTTATTGGGCTTCCAGCTCTGCTATTTCTGCACGTAGTTGCTCAACCTGTTTCTTTAAGTCGGCAATCTCAGCGCATCCGTACTCTAGTATCTTGTCGGCAACAAGCTGCATATATGCTCCGGGCATAGCTCTGCGACTCATTTCTTCCCACACCTTTTTCTGCAAATCTTGCACCCTTGCAGCCCGCTTGTTGAACAGACTCCGGTAAGCGTATTCGAATTCACAATTTTTACATTCACTCACTGTTCAAATCCTCATCCCAATAACAATAATTTCAAAAGGACGGCTTCGCCGCCGGTTAAATTCGGGTTATGTGTCAAAAACACAGTACTTGCCGCATTCTGGGCACAGCACTAATTGCCCTGTTTTTCGCTTGCCAGTCCAGCCGCAGCTAGCACAAATTACTTTTGCTATTACCTCCTTAGTCATCGTAATTTATCGCTTTCTTGAGCTTTGCCAGCGTGCAGTTGTCACCGTCTGCCAAGTGCAAATTGTCTTCTATCGTTTCGCGTATTGCCGCTTCCAGCTTTTCGATGCAATGTTTAGCAAACAGTTTTGCGCTTACGCTCGTTACATACTGTTTTGAGTTGCTTGGGAACTCTATAAATCGTTCAAATGCTGAATCAATATCCATCTTTTATCTCTCAAAAAAATAACAAGGCTTTGGGTTACACCGCCGCTTTATTCATCCTGCCCCATTCCAGCCGCGCTTCCTGTGCTTGCTTGTCCAGATAATCCGCCCAGTCCTGCACGCTGCAGAAGTAGCCGGATTTACCAGCCTTTTTGTAAAACGGCACCGGCAGCTGATGCAGGGCGGCTTTGCGCACCGCCTGCGGCAGCTTCATGCCGAAGTGTTCTTCGCAGAGTTTCTCTAAAGGGATTTCTGCGGCTTCGTATTGGGCCATTACCAGGAACAGGGTTTTCATGCGGCCTCCTGATTTTCTTTGTTTAACTGGGCTTCTCGGCTCATTGCTGCGAGTACGGTTACTGTGTAGTCGTATGGATTTTCGCGCTCAAAAAGCCGGGTGATGGTTTCGCGGTTTACGGTCATATCAAGCGTGTGGTCGGGCATGATGAAGTAGCCGGTGCTGCATACCTGGTTTATGTTTCTTTCGCTGAGCAGTGCGAGCTGTTCCTGCTCGATTCGTTTGTCGAGTTCGGCGCGGGTGATCGGCTGGTCATAAGTAAAGTACCGTGGCTTTGTGTACGGGTTGCCGTTTGCGTCGATGCAGAAAACCAGTACAACGCCTGACCACGTGTTTTTGCGGCGCAGGATCGCGGCGGCGGAGTCGTCGGTCAGCCGGTATTTAAAGTTGCCACACAGGGCGCCAACGGATTCAATCATGCTGCCGTGGTAGAAAAAGGTGTTGGTCAGAACGTCGGCCTGCAGCTGCTGGCGCTTGCGGCTTGGGTCGTACTTGCGGCGTTTAATTTTTGCCATTGTGGGTATCCTTTTTCTGTTGGTCGCGATCCATCGCCCACGTTATTGCAAACGCTATGATCAGCATGCTTTGAGGCTCTGATGTGTTGCTTGTCAGGGCGTCCAGTACACCAAAGACAATCAGCGTCAGGAAAAATGTGCCTAAGAACTTATAAACCGTACTCACGTTTTTCATTGGTTTGCCTCCTGCATAGCGCAGGCAACGCAGTGGCCGTGCCAGCCTAAAAACTCGATTTCGTCCTGTGTTTCTTGCGCCGCGCCGCACTTGCAGACGTTGCCGTTCAGGGCGTGCATCCAGCGCATCATGTGGGCGATGTTGGCCTGCAGTTCGTCCAGCGTTCCGTTGTTGTCCAGCACGAAGTCGGCATGGCTGCGGGTAAGGCTGCAGCTGCTGGCTGGCTCTGCCGGGTGGCGCTGGCTGGCGTCTACCCAGACGCAGTAGTCGAACAGGCCGGCGGCCTCTACCGCGGCAAATTCGTCGGCGTTACGGCTGCCGCAGTAAACGCTGTGGTTGGCGAAAATGGCGCGGGCCAGCGCGGTTTTGTCGTCGGTGCAGTATTCGCTGATTAACCGGTACCAGGTGTCGCGGTGGTTCACCCTGTCGTTAAAGCACTCCTCGATGGTGCTGTAGCCGTGGGTGTCACGCAGCAGGTTGTAAATGAACAGCTGGCAGGCCGCGTCTGAGCTGCTTTGAAAAGTAAGCCCGTACTGGTCGCGCAAAATCTCGCAAACCGTGTCTTTGCCGTGGCGCGCGTGGCCGATGATCATAAGTTTCATAGTGGTAATTCCGTGTCCAGTTGCAGCAGCTGCTGTGCTGCTCGGCGGCCTTTCATTGTTAAATTGATGGTGTCATCCCACCAGTTCTCTCCGATTGTGACTGTGAGCATCCCGCGCTTTACCAGTCCGGATTGCCCTGGGCCGGTATTGGTTTTCGGCAGGAGCCCGCCAGCCCAGTACAGACGGTGCAGCAGTTCCTTTTCAGGCGGTGTCAGATCGCCACTGCCGGCGCGCTCGAAAAACTCATGAAGCTGATCGAGCAGCCATGCACCTTCGTGATTTTTGAACTGTCGGTGCTCTGGCCAGCTGTTCATAATGAACCTCTGTTGCTCAGTCTGGCTGGGCCTTCATCGGCACTCATGCCGGCGTGAATCTGGGCCTCTTTTCCGCGCCGATAACCATCGGCCAGTGCCATTTTTCCAATGGTTGATTCTGCTGCGCTTTTCTGCTGGCGCTCGACAACCGGAGCAGAGAAATAACTGCTTACCCGCTCTTTGTGTTGCTGTGTTATCTCGTCCGGCAGTTCGCCTGCAAAACGCTCTACAACTTTTTGGCATCCGTAAACCCAGCCTTCTGCAAATCCTTTTCCGAGGGCGGTCATGTGTGCTCTTTTAATTTTTTTGCTGTGCTCATTTGCTGATTTGCGAATATCGGCAAGATACTGGTCTTTATTTTTTCGCAGCTGAGCTTCGAGTACTTTTGATGCGTAGGCCGCGATTTCTGGTGCGGGTGCTTCTCCGACAAATAGTGGTTGACCGCCAAGGGAGAATGCGGAGCATCCAAAGGCTGCGGCAACAACTGAATGAAGACTGTTTAGCCAGAGGGGTGGGCGAGAGCTTGGTTTTCCATTTTCGTCAATGTAAACCTGAGTTTTGGATTGCTCGATATCTGACATTTCCAGTTTGTGCTTTTCCATCAGAGCTTTTGCCTGGCGAAGAGCTGCGGCGGCTTCGTGCTCGTTGTCTGATTTGCTGAGCGCAAGGCACTTTCTGATTTTTGCCATGATCCGTTCATTGTTTGAATTCATGCTGCTACTTCCTCTTTCTTCGCCACTTTCCGCGTTTTAACTTTTGCGATTGTCCGGTTCGATGTTTTCCAGCCGCTGGTTTTGCTGCCGCGCTTGCGGGCTATGTCGCGGTGTTTTTTTTCTGCGGCGCTGATAAATCCGTCGTCCGGCAGGGCGTCGGGGCCGTAGGGCAATTGTTCGATTTTTCCGCCTTTTTTCAGGTATGCGGCCACATGCTCAGCCAGTTGTTCTTGGGTCATGTCATTGGCGTGGCGCTTCATGCGGCCTCCTGTTTTGTCTGGTTGGTTGGTTCAAATCGGTTGCCCTGGCGGCGGATGATTCCGCGCTGCTCAAGGGTGGTAAAAATCTGGGTCAGGTCGGCATGGCGGAGTTTTTTGCCGTTAAATTCGTTGCCGATAAAGCTGCGCATTGCCGGGGCTTCGCCGTTGATGATGCGCGCCTGAATGTGTTCCGTTGCCGGGTGTGTTTCGGCTGTTGCAGGCAGTGCTGGCGCGGGTTTTGGCTGTGTTGTTTCCGGTGTTGCAGTGGTTGTTTCGGTGGTGTCTGCAGTGCGTTGCACTGGTGAAAATGAGTGTGCAACGTGGGCGAAACAGAGCATGGGGCAGAGGTCTACCAGTAGGGCCAGTAATACCCATAGCAGCCAGCGCCAGCCGCTGAGGCCGTTGGCAAGGGCGGTACCGGCGTTGCTGGATGATGTGCTGGTCTGGCGCTTCAGGCTGTTCAGTTCGCGCAGGATTTGGGCGCGGGTGTCGTCTTGTTGTTGTGCCTGGCGCAACAGGCGGGCGGCGCGTGCGCGGTATCCGTTTTCGGTGTCAGTGGCGGCCAGTGTGCGCAGTTGCTGGATGCTGGCGGCAAGGTCGGCAAGGCGCTGTTGTTGTGTGGTCTGTTGGGTTGTGTAGCTGCTGTCTTCCTGCAGTTCGGCGCGGGTGTTGGCCTGATAGCGGCTTTCCAGCCAGCCCACGGTGGCGGCGCAGCTGGTAATGAACAGAACAGCCACAGCTGCGGTGTGTGCGTGTTTAATGCTGTCTCTGTGGTGTTTGGCGTTGACAAAAAACAGGTACTGGCAGAGCACCAGCGCAGCAGCGGTGAATGATGCGATGACGGTATCCAGCGTGCTGACGGCATAGCTGCTCCACAAAATTGCAGAGCAGGCGATGCTGACCAGTGCCAGTACGGTGCCGGTGATGCCAGTCAGCCAGATCATGCGGCGGTTTCCTGCTCGACAACAGAGGGGCGATAAACCGGGGCGTCATATTCACCAGCGGCTACATTGACAATGCTGCACGGGTGATAAAAACCCTCGAATAAAATCACGTCGCCGGGTGCGGTGATGTCGTCGGGTTTTAACAGTTTTAATTGAATTAATTCCGGGGCGTTGTAGATCATGGCTGTTTTCCTTCTGCGATGTAGTTCAGAAGGTCGGTTGCTGCCAGTGCGTCACTCAGTGCGCGGTGGGCTTGGCCTTCGCGTTGGATGCCAGTGATTTCTAGGCATTTTTCGAGTGACAGGCGGCGGAATTTCGATTGCTCGGCATCCCATTCCAGATGCTCGTGCAGGTAGCGGTTGGCGAGCTCCATGATGCAGGTGGTGCCGTCGGCTTCGCGGGTTGTGTGGATTGCGTCCGCAATAGCTTCGCGGCTTGCATAAAAAAAGGCGCTCTGCTGAATCATGCGAATGTCATAAGCGCGATTGAATGCGGCAATAAATAAATTGCCCGCTATGCTGCGAAGCGTGGTGATTACGCGAACGTAATGATGCCCATCGTGCATTGCTTCGTGCATGGTAATTCCGTGTACTTTTTCTGCGCTTTTGCTCATTGGTGAAATGGGTTGCACCAGGGTTTCCAGTAGCGCTTCCCGAGTTTTCGGGCAGATGGCGGCCAGTTCGACGATGGTGTCGTTTTCGCCCAGCCCGGTGGTTTCAGTGTCGATAACGATGCAGTTATCGCGTATCCACTGAGCTATTTCGATCAGTCGTTGTCTGTTCATTAAGGTGTCCTGTTGTTGGGTTCTTCTACTGGCAAAGCCCCAGTTAAGGGGCTTTGTTTTTATCGGTAGCGGTGGGGATTAGCGTGGAGCGGAGCCAAAATAGAACTGGGTCACTTTTACGCCGCCGTTCGGGTCTTTGATGGCTTTCAGGGTGTCTTTAATGGCTTCTTCAATGCATTTTTTCGGGCGGATCAGGTCGTACCACATCGCCAATTTTCCGGAGTTGATGCGGTAGCGGAAACGCGCTTTACGGGTGTAGGTAGGGCTGCCCTGGAAGGGCTGCATGGCAATTTGAATTTCCTGCGGGATTTCCAGCTGACCGGATGCCCCTGCGCGGCCGTCGATTACTTCGTTGTAGGTCAGTTGGATCTGGCCGTTATCGAGGCGCTGGCTCTGGCGGAATTCACAGGTGGTGTTGGCTTTAATGGTCAGTGCAATTTCCAGCATTTCTGCAGAGGTTGGCACTGTGATTTCGTCGGCGTTGTCTTCAATGAACAGGGCGAATTCTTCCTGGCTCATTTTTTGGCCGTCGTGCTTCATCCATACCGACCATTCATCGGTTTTTTTGCAGGTGAAGGTGGCGGTGTGGTTGCCGTGGCGCGGGTCGGTGGTGTTTTTGTGGTAGTCGAGTACGGCCACGAATTTGGCGTTTTCTTCGTCCACAAAAATCGCGCTGTTGGCATCGCAGAAGTCGTTAACGTAATCGATGAATGATTGCGCGGTGTGCAGCTGAATGTGTGCGCTGATTTGCTTCGGCGCTTCGCGGTACTGATCCAGCTTTTTATCCAGATCAAAGTCCACTTCGTGGCCTTCTGGTGTTACCAGTACAGGCAGGCCATCCACACTAATAACCTGAGTTTGGTTGCGGCCAATATCAAAGGCGGCATTGATAGCGCTTTGCATACTTTCGGTCGCTTGGAGTTTTTCGGTTTGCATGGTGTTTCCTCGGATTTAATGGCCCGGATTTATCCGGGCGATGGGTTGGTAAAAGGGTTGTTCGGGTTTTTTAAATGGCTTTTGCGGTTGGGCGGTCGTCGTCCAGAGTTTGTACTGAGCGGCTGTCATCTACGCTGCGCAGGTCCAGATTTTTCTGGTTCGGGTCGGTGCGCTGCAGGTTGCCTTCCGGGGTGCCGAAAAACAGGGTCTTGCCGCGTTCAGGTTTTGGCGTGGTGCTGGTCAGTTGGTCTTCCAGAAAATACTGGCCGGTGCTGCCGTCAGGGCGCACTTTAATTTTCAACGTAAGCTCGCCCACTTTGTTGGTGTCGCGGCAGGCGCGTACCAGCTCGTTCAACATTTCGCTGGCTTCGATCTGGGTTTGGCCATTGCGCAGCTGTGCCACGGTGGCGTTGAACAGGTCTTCACGTACTGCAGTTGTGTTGCTCATGGGTGTTTCCTCTGGTGTTACCTTGTTAGTGATTGCGTTGCGGCTGTTACTGCCGGGCAGCCGTCCCGTGTTACGTGTTTTGTTGCTGGTTTCGGCCAGCGTCCTGCTGGCCTTTCAGTCAGGGTGCTATGTGATTCGGGGTTTCCATCTGGCGGCGTATCGCGGCCATTGGGCTGCTGGCTGGCCAGCGGGGCGAGTGGCAGAAACTGAACAGCTCCTGCAGCTCGCCGGGGTTTTGGGTGTCGCGCAGCAGGGCGTTGCCAAAGAAAAGACATTCGGGTTTTGGCAGCTGGATGTTGGCCAGTTGCTCGGTAATGACGATGCCGCCGCCGGCTAAACGGATGGTTGCCTGGCCTGTGCTGCGGCTGGCAATCCAGCTTTGGCCGGCAATGCGGAAAGTGCGCTCTTTCATGCCCGTTGCTCCTGTTGCTGTGCCTGGAGTGGCTGCCATTCTTTGGCACCGTTGTAGGCATCGCCGCCGGTGGCCCTCCAGAATTGTCCGTCGGCGTTCATGGCGATTACGCCCGGTTCCCAGTGCTCTGGGTTACGCAGTTGATTTACCCAGCCCACGAGTTTGCCGTTGCAAAACACCACCACGCCGCCGGCGGGCTTATGCGACAGACCGTTGCGGAATTTTTCGGCGCGTTTTTTCAGGGTTTTGATGGTCACTTTCATGCCCGTTGCTCCTGTTGCTGTGCTGTTTCGCTGGCGTTGCGTGGCAGCGTTGCGGCTGTTGCACGCATTGGCTGCAACGTTGCGTATGGGTTGCCGATGGTCGCCACGCGCCCGGTTTCGGCTTCCAGTGTGTCGATGGCTTGCTGCCAGTCGGCTTGCTCGAACAGTGCTGGGTGGATGGTGATCATGTGGTGTCCTCTATGCATTTGCGGATAGTAAAATACGATTGCGTATTCTCGTCAATACGCAAATGGATTATTTTTTTAAAGAGTTCGTTGGGTTGGTAGTATTGAGGGCTACTTAATAGGGAGGTTGCTTCTGTGAAATGGATGCGTCAGGTAGTGGTTTTTGTAGTAGTGGTTTATTTACTTGGTTTGCTGGTTAGGGGGGATGGTGGCTTTTCTGAGTGGCTGACGGTGTTGGTCACTGCGTTTTTTGCGGTTTCCGTTTTGTCTAATGCGCAGCCGTCTGGAAAGCAGGGTATTGATCGGGCCGCAAAGGTTGAGCGTTCTGTTTCGCGGCGTGTTAAGTCGGGTGTGAGGGTTGCCAGGAGTGCCGTTGGTCGACCTGTAGTCCGGGAGTATTGTTCGGCTGTCCGTGATGAGCTGATTCCAGAGTTTGTTATTGCTGATGTTGAGACGACCGGTTTTGATCCTGGTTGTGATTACATTGCCCAAATCGGTGCTATTCGGGTGCGTAATGGCGTGGTTGTTGATCAGTATTCCCGATATATAAGAATACCAATAAGCATGCCTGTTGCGGCAAGGCGCGTTAATGGTATTACAGATTTGCTATTGTCCCGTCAGGGGGTGGGTGAGCGTGAGGCAATTGCTGGTTTCACAGAGTTTGCGGGTGCGCTTCCGGTGGTGGCTTATAACGCTGATTTTGATTATTCGTTCATTGCCACTTCTTGTCGTGCTCTGGGGTTGCCGCTGTCCAATGATTTTTACTGCGCGCTCAGGCTGTCGCGAGAAATGTGGGATTTTCCATCTTATAAGCTGATTGATGTTGTACGTTGTCTTGGTATTTCAGATAAACAGGATCATGAGGCGTTATCGGACTGTTTTTTGACGTTTGAAGTTCTCAAATCAGCCCATGCTTTGTATCAGGCTGAAAGGGATAAGGAGCTTGAGCGAGAGGCTGAGCTTGCTGTTCTGTCTGGCCCATTACCGTTTGATGAGCCTATGCCTGTTATTGAATTTAACGGGGCGGTTTTTACCTTTATTGGTTGTGAGTCATTAGCATCATTATCGGCTATTGCTGGATTGGGAGCGTTGTCTTCAAAGAACGTAACACTTAAAACCAGTTATTTGGTTTTGGGTGCGGGCGCGGAAGGTGCTTGGCGTTATGGTCCTTATGTTAAGCAGATTGATAAAGCGGTTGCTTATCGGGATGAGCGTGGGCTGGCGTTGTCAATTGTTAGTGAACGGCATTTTCTTCTGTGCTTGCGGGTGGCGATGTTGCCGGATCGTACCTCCACTAAGGAAGGATCGCCCCAATAACCTTGCCGATGATTTTGTACGGTCGGCTTACTGAGGGGAATTGCGGGTTCAGCGGCATCAGTATCTCGGTGCCGCCTTCGCGGTACAGCGTGCGGAAACAAAACACGTTTTCGTCTGTCAGCATGGCGGCTACCGGGTCGCCGTTCTTTACCTGGTCGGCCAGATCGGGGTCTACAAACACTATGGAACCAATTGGATAGGCGCGGCCATATTGTGAGTGCATGGGCGTAGGGCTGCCCTGCATTCCCTCTACGGTAAATGCGTAGGTGTTGGGGCCGTGCGGGAAGGGGCAAATGATGGAATTGCTGCTTTCATCTCCCTTGTCCAGCTGTTTGATTGTGTATAGCTGAACTTCATTGGGGTTCTTTTGGGTGTATGGCTTTCCGGCTTCTCTTATGGTCGCGCCATCCAGTGGTGAGTGCTCCGCTATCAGGTCATCAAGTTTATAGCCCATTGCGTTCGCGAGTGTGATTAGGTTGCTCAGGCGTGGGTCTGAGCTGTCTCCCGCCATTATGCGGTGAACTGTCGGTTGGTTCATTTTTGCGCGACGAGCAAGTTCAGCCTCGCTGATACCAGCAAGTCTAAGCATGCGATTTAGGCGGGTCTTTATTTTTTCACTATTCATTTCCGTATTTTGAGCAATTACAGAAAGTGGTTGCAACGAATATCCGTATTGGTATATTTTCGGCCTATCCGTTTGCGTATAGGTGGAGAAAATGCAACTTTCAGCAACTGACATGGTTATTGGCCTCATCAAAGGGGGGATGTCTGAGTCTGAGATCGCCCTGCGTGTGGGTATTACACAACCGACTGTTCATAGGATTAAGACTGGCTCTGGTACCAGTTATGACAAAGGTAAAAAGATCGAGGCGCTGTATATGGCTGCCATCGACGCTTCTTCCTGTATTCATTCTGACCAGCGCGCCAGCGCTTAACCACGTTTTATGTTTTTCTGGGGGTAGCGCATGGCCGTTAACTTTATGAAACCGGGTACTTCTATCCGGGCTGCAATCCGTTTTGATATTCAGCAGATGCACAAGGGCATGGCGCTGGCGCACGAGGTAATTGGTGTGCGCCATCCGCAGACCGTTAAAAACTATACCTGCGATACCAAGCGCGGTTCTCACACGATGAATCTGGATCAGTTCGAGATGCTGATTGAGTGGACCGGCGGGCGGCATACGGCGCAGGCCGTTGCTGAGGCTGCCGGCGGCGTCTTTGTGCCGACTGAGCCGTTAGAGCTGGAAGATTCCGACCTGATGACAGAGCTTGCGGCGACGTTGCAGCGCTTTAGTAATCTTGTTTCGACCATTCAGGCCGCTACGGCGGATAACAAGGTCAGTTCTCAGGAGTGGCTGGAGATCAGCAAGGCTAAGCGCCAGCTGGTTGAGGCGCAGCACCGTATGGTGTCGCTCGTTTCTGCGATGCGTGGGTAGGGTGTTGGTTTTGGGGTTTGCGGAATTTTCGCGCCGAATTTCGGCGGAATTTTCGATTTTTTTGGGAGGGTGCTGTGGGTGATGTTGTGAGCATCCGGGGCGGCTATTCCGGGCTTTATTGGCAGTGGAATGAGGAAGAGGACGCGGCGTTGCAGTACATGCCGCACTCGGATCAGGTTTTGTATTTGCGCGGGCTTCGGCGGCATATGGATTTTAGTACCGGGCTGGTTGGTGTGCGGCGGCGTGTGAGTTACCAGCAGTTTTCGGAGTTGTTGGAAGAGCATAGGGCTCGTGGAAGTACGGCGGCGGCGCAGCGGTTTGGGCGGGAGCAGATAAGGGCGGCTTTGCGGCGTCTGGAGGCGGCGGGCTTGGTTGTTAGGGTTAATCAGGGTGGCGGTATCGGTGATGCCATGGTTTTTCGACTGCCATTGGCACACCTTGTATTAGTCCGTTCGAATGAGGAACCACACAGGAACCCCACGGAGGGAACCACACAGGAAACCTCTGATAATTCAAAGGCTTATGAATCAGGAGCCACACAGGAACCCCACGGCATGAACCCCACACCTCAATATAACAATAATAACTCTCCTAAAGGAGAGTGTGCAGAACCTGCGGTTGCTGCACCTGCCGGGCGTGGTGTTGGTGATTGTCCTCATGCTGAGATTCTGGCGTTGTGGGCTGAGTTACTGCCGCAGTGTCGCCAGCCTAAGCGTGGTGTGTGGGCTGAGAGTCAGTCGGCGCGGAACCTGGCGAATCGCTGGAAGCAGGCGGCGGGTATTGAGCACAGTAGCGGTGAGCGGACGCTGTATCACGACCGGGCCTCTGGTTTGTTGTGGTGGCGTAAGTTTTTTTCGTATCTGGCTACGCGCTGCCCGATTTTAACGGCGGATGATACGCACTGGTTTGATCTACATTGGTTGGTGAAGAAGCAGAATTTTTTAAAGGCTCTGGATAAGAAATACGAGAATGGGCAATGAGTGGTTTTCAGCGGCAGTTATGGAGTTCGGAGGCGGAGCAGAGTGTTGTTGGCGCTTTGTTGTTGGATGAGCAGGCGTTTGATGATGTGCAGGCTGTTGGTTTGTTGGGCGAGCATTTTTACGACGCGCGTAACCGTGAAATCTATTCGGCTTGCGCGGCGTTAGCTGAGGCCAGAACTCCGATTGATGTGGTTACGGTTGCTGAGTATTTGGGAGGTATGCGGCTGCTTGATGCTGTTGGCGGGGCTGTGTATTTGAACCAACTTCTTGAGTATATCCCGTCGGTTGATAACGCTGTGGCTTATGCTCGGCTGGTGATGGAATTTTCTGTTGAGCGGGCATATTTGCATGCTGCGCAGCAGATGATGCGATGCCTGCTTGATGATGGTTATGCGGATCACCAGAGCAGGCTTGCGCAGTTACAGCAGATTCTGACCGTTACGGAGCGGCACGAGCGGCAGAACTCTGTGTTGTCGTTGCCACAGGCGTTAAAGGCGATGGTCGATCACATTGATCAGGTGGCAAATAATCCGGGTATTCATGGCTTATTGACGGGTTTTCAGCATGTTGATTATCGGTTGGGTGGTGGTCAGCCGGGTGAGTTTCATATTTGGGCAGGGCGTCCGGCTATGGGTAAAACGGCATATGCGCTGAACGCTGCGAGGCATATGGCGGGCGTGCAGAAGAAAAACGGCATGGTGTTCAGTCTTGAAATGCCCACCCGGCAGCTGGTGCAGCGTATGACGGCGGCTGAGGGCAAGGTGAAGCTGGGCCTTTTGAAGAGTGGCAAGGTGTTGGCCATTGATGAGCAGACCTCGCGTTTTGGCGCGGCTGTTACGACGTTGGCAAAAAGCGCTGGGCAGTTATTTTTTGATGACCAGGCGAGTCTTCCGATTACTGAATTGGTGGCGCGGGCAAAGCGGCAGCATCGTAAAACGCCTCTGGATTTTGTGATTGTCGATCATATTGGCTTGGTTGAATCGACGTTAAAGACGGATAACGAGACGTTACGGGTTGGGCAGGTTTCTCGTGCTCTCAAAAAGCTTGCTAAGGATTTGGGGTGCGTGGTTATCGGGTTGAGTCAGGTTAACCGCGACTGTGAGAAGCGTGCGAATAAGCGACCAATGATGAGCGATCTGCGCATGAGTGGAAGCCTTGAGCAGGATGCTGACGTTATTCAGTTTTTGTACCGCGATGAATATTACAACGAGAACACGCAGTATCCGGGGCAGGTTGAGGTTATTTCGGCAAAGCTTCGTGATGGCGAGCCGGGGACTGATTACCTGGTGTGGATGGGTAGCTATAACCGGATGGAGGGAATGGACAAGCCGGGGATGCGGCAGGAAAGAGAAGAGGGGGAGGATTTTGTATGAGTATCAGTAGGGAGCGTAAGGCTGATATTCATGCGCGGCTTGTTGTGTGGGGTGAGGCTGCGGCCGGTGGTGTTGGTTTGGCGTCGTCCGGTAATTTGTTGGGTGCTTTGGTTTCCGGTGACGGTGATCGTGGTTCGCGGGTTTTATGGTCGGCTGAGGTTGAGGAAATTGAGCGGGCTGTGTGCAGGCTGCCAGAGGATGAGCGGGCGGTAATTAAAGAATTTTATACCGTTCTGGATTCATCGGTTATACAGCATTGTCGTGCTTTGGGTATGAGCAGCAGTAAGGCGTACAGGCTCCGTGATTCAGCATTCTCTAAATTAAATATTACCCTTGCTGAGTTTCGCTGCTGCGTTTGAATTTATTACGTTTGAAAAAAAGTATTGCAAACGTGGGAATAATCAGGAAAATGCAACCTAGCTTCAGATAGTGCGCACAAGTAAAGGCTCGGTCAGAAATGATTGGGCCTTTTTTGTTTCTGCACGTTGATGGTCTTGCTTCCTCACTCTTTGCCCGGTTCGTCCGGGCTTTTTTTCGAGTTTTATTTATGGCTGCCTTTTCTCCTGCGTTTGATCAGATGATCCGCAATGAGGGCGGCTATGTGCTGCATACCGTTGCGGGTGATCGTGGCGGGATGACGTTCGCCGGTATTGCCCGTAATTTCTGGGGCGGCTGGCCGGGTTGGCGTTTGATTGATGCCGGGCAGGTTAATTCGCCTGAGTTGCGGCAAATGGTTGAGCAGTTCTATGCCGATAATTTCTGGATACCTGCGGGCTGTGATGATTTGGCGGTCGACGATGTTGCGGCGGATATTTTCGATTTTGCAGTAAACGCCGGTGTGCGTGTTGCTGTTCGTCTGGCTCAGGTGGTCGCTGGTGTTTCAGCTGACGGTGTGGCCGGGCCTGTAACTGCTCGCGCTATTAATGCGATGCCGGCGGAGTTGTTCGCCGTTAAATATGCGTTGGCCAAGGTGGCGCGTTATGTGGCCATTGTTAATAACGACCGGTCGCAGAGTAAGTTCCTGCTGGGCTGGATTAATCGCACGTTGCAGGGAGTGGCTTAATGTCTGCCGGTATTGCTCAGGTTGTGGCTGGCGTGGCCAGTCTTGCGGATGATTTATTCACCAGCGATGAAGAGCGGCTGAAGTTAAAGCTGCAAGAAAAGCAGATTGATGCGGATATTGCCAAGGCTCAGTTGGCCGTTAATGCGGCTGAAGCTCAGCATAAAAGCCTGTTTGTTGCCGGTTGGCGGCCTACTATTGGCTGGGTTGGTGTTGTGGCAATGGTGTATCAGTTCCTGCTGTACCCGCTATTGCTGTGGCTGTGGGTGTTGCTTCAGGGGTTTGGTGTTATTCCTGCTGACCTGGCTGTTCCGCCGGTGCTACCGACTGATGCGCTGTGGGTTGTTACATCTGGCATGTTGGGTATTGGTGGCATGCGGTCATTCGATAAAGCCAATGGCAAGCAAACGGATCGGATTAAGTGAGCAGTGTTCACGATGTGGTGATGGAGCGAGCGGCAAGCGTGGCGGCTTATGGAACGAGCGGGGCAGTTGCTGTGACTGGATTCAGCATGAATGAATTATTCGGGTTAATTGGTGTTGCCCTGGCTGCGGCTACGTTCGTTGTGAACTGGTACTACAAGCAACGCCATCTTGATCTTGCTGAGCGTGAACAGGCGCGCAAGGATTGGCAGGCTGCTGCCATGATTCGCCGCGATGATGATCATGCCCGCTAAGGCTCCAACGCTGTGCAAGCATCCTGGATGCGGGGCGCTGGTTCGTGGTGGTTACTGCGATCAACACAAGGCTGCCGCTGCTGTTAATCGTAAGCAGGGGCAGCAGGACTATAACCGGCGGCGTGCTGAGTCTGATCGTCTGTACTCAACGCAGCGCTGGCGCAAGCTGAGTATTGTTTATAAGAAGCGCCATCCTTTGTGCTGCGAGTGTGAGCGCAATGGTTTGGTGCGTGCCACTGAGATTGTCGATCACATCAAGCCTGCTAAGTCTCACCCTGAATTGTTTTGGGAGTGGAGCAACCTTCGGCCGCTGTGTCATGACTGCCACAACCGCGTTGGTGAAAAGGTCCGGGCCTGATTCTGGTGATGGGGAGGGGGGGGGTGTAAATCCTTCCGACCCTGAAATGCCGCGAACGAAGGGGTAACCCTCCGTGTGAGATATCTAATTTTTAGGGGGGGGGTTAAACAGCATATTGTTTGATCCCTTTTTATGCCCGGTTTTTCCGGGCTTTTTTTTATTTCTGCGAGGTGACCATGGCTGACGCAAAGCGTGCCGCTGTCATTCCGCTGGAGCCTAAAAAATCACCCGTTGCGGCTTCAGGCTCCCAGCAGTCTGACACTGCGGATCTGTACCAGGGCGTGGTCGCTGGCTTGCCTGCCAAGCCCAAAGGGTTGAAGAAAGAAGAGGCGGAGCTGTGGGACGATATGGGTGCCAAGCTGTTGGAGCTGGGCATCATTTCTGAAATTGATCTGTCCGTGTTTCACCGCTGGTGCGTTGCTTACGCTGAATGGCGCAAGTGGAACCGCGAATGCCAGAAAGAAAACGGCCGGGGCAGCATTCAGGTGTTCGCCACCGGTGCGCGGCAAATGTCGGTTGAAGCCGTGCTGCGTAAGCAGGCGGCAGAGCAACTGGCGAAGTTGGAAAATCAGCTGGGCATGACGCCCCGCGCCCGTCAGGTTATCAAACTGGAGAACCCCAATCAGGGGATGCTGGACCTGTGAACGCTGTGATGAAGCAGGTGCCTGCGGTCGATCTGGGCCGCAAGTACCTCGACATGGCGTACCAGTACGCAGAGGACGTTCGCGCGGGCGTTATTCCGGTGTGCCGGCTCACTCGTCTGGCGGTGGATCGCTGGTTTCGTGATCTGGAAACCGCTGGCAGCCGTGGCCTGTATTTCGATGAGAACGCCGCCGCTCGCGTGTTTCGGTTCAGTGGCTACTGCCGCCAGTACGAAGGCGAATTTGCTGGTCTGCCGCTGGAGCTGCAGGGCTGGCAGTGCTTTGAAATCGCTAACATTTACGGCTGGCTGCGCGAAGACGGAACCCGCCGGTTCCGCATTGCCTACATCCGGGTGCCGCGCAAAAACGGCAAGACCACCAAGATCGCCTACGTCGGCTGCTACGGCTTGCTGGCTGATGGCGAAGGTGGCCCGCGTGTTTACTCTGCGGCCACCAAGCGCGACCAGGCCAAAGAACTGTACGACGCGGCGCTGGCCATGCTGGAACAGTCGCCCAAGCTCAGCAGCTTGGCGCGCCCATACGCCGACCGCGTAGTGTGTCCGCGCAACCGTGGCCGGCTGCAAGCGCTGAGCAAAGACAGCAAAAGCATGGACGGCCTGAACGTTCATTACGGCCTGATTGACGAACTGCACGCCCACCCGACCAGTGCGGTGTGGGACGTTATCAAATCCGCCCGTGGAGCGCGAAAGCAGCCGCTGATAATCGCTATCACTACGGCGGGTTTTATTCCCGATAGCGTGGACGCCGATCAGCTCGACTATGCCACCCGCGTACTCGAAGGCGCGGTGGAAGACGACAGTTATTTCGCCCTGATCTACACAGTAGACGACCCCGAAAAATGGGATCAGGAAAGCGAGTGGATCAAGGCCAACCCCAACTGGGGCGTGTCGGTAAACCCCGACGACATGCGCGAACAGTACCGCATGGCCAAAGAAATCCCGTCTGAACGAATCGAGTTTATGACCAAGCGCCTGAACATTGCGGTGCGTGGTGAAGCCAAGTGGATGAACCTTGAACGGCTCAAGCTCTGCGAAACCGGCTACGACGACCAGGCACCGTGGAACGGCAACGACGAATTCAAAGGCGAACCGGCGTGGGGCGGGCTGGATTTATCCAGCGTGGAAGACATGACCGCGCTCACGTTTACCATCAGCCGCAAGGGAAAAACCCGCACCTTCGTGCGTGCATACTTGCCGCAGGGCGCGCTGGATCGGCGGCTGGCTAAGGGCGACAAGTCGTTGGAGCGGTTCGTTGTGTCTGGCCACCTGCAGCTCACCCCGGGCGAAACGGTCGATTATGAATACATCAAGCGGGACCTGCGCACCGCGCTGGGCTACTTCCAGGTGCAGGCGGTGGCGTTCGACCGCTGGAACTCCAACCAGCTGGTAAACGACATGCTGGCCGAAGGCGCGCCCATGGTCGAATTCGGGCAGGGCTTTAACTCGATGTCCGCCCCTATGAAAGAGCTGATGCTGCGTGTTCTGAATGAGCAGATGGAATACTCCAATCCGGTGCTGTTTTGGTGTATGGCGAATCTGGTTGCCGATATTGATCCTGCCGGGAATATCAAGCCCGACAAATCCAAAGTGAAAGAAAAAATCGACGCTGCCGTCGCCACAATTATGGCACTGGCAATGATGATTCTGTTCCCGGTGAAAAAGCGGGCACGCTCAATTTATGCAGACGGTGAACTATGAAACTCAAAGCTCCAAACCTCAGCAAGCTGGACACCATCCTGCTGCTGTCGCTGGGCCTGATTGGCGGCGGCGTGTACCAGTTGCTGGGCACCGGTCCGGCCATGCTGGCCGTGGGCGTCCTGCTGCTGTTGCTGGGATTACTGATGGCGCGCGGGGGTGCTGAATGAGCCTGTTCTCAGGTATTGGTGCTGGCCTCAGTATCGACGCCCGCAGCACATCACCGGAGGCCCCGCAGCAATCTGGCGGTGGCTGGTTCGGCGGCATGCTGCGTCGGCCTATTGCGGGGGTTCCGGTCACCATCGACAGCGCCTTAACCCACAGCCCCGTGTGGGCGTGCGTGCGTCTTATTAGCGAACACATCGCCATGATGCCGCACCGGGTTTTTGTGACAGATGGTGAAAAGCGCGCAGTGGCTGGCGACCACGGCGCAGACCGTCTTTTGTATCGTCAGGCAAATCCTGAGACTAATGCGTTTGACTTCAAACAGGCTTTGGTTGCATCGGCGCTGCTACAGGGGAATGGGCTGGCCGAAATCGAAACCCTGCGCAATGGTGATCCGGGCGCGCTATGGATGATTGACTGGGAACGAGTCAATCCCACCCGTATGAATAACGGTGAGCTTGTTCATGAGATTAGCAACGGCGGCGCGGCCAATACCTGGTTAAAGCCATCGCAGGTGCTGCACCTAAAAGGCTTCAGCCTCGACGGCGTGGTGGGGTTGTCGGTTATCGCCTTTGCGCGGCAGGCCATCAGCCTTGGCCTTGCCATGGAGCATTTTGGCGCCGCCTTCTTTGGCAATGGCGCCGTGCCGGGCGGCGTTATCGAATGGGCCGATGGCGCGGTAACCCCTGATGAGTGGAGTCCGTCAGCGGCAAAGAATCTGAAAAACACATGGAAAAAAGAGCATCGCGGAGCCGGCAATAATGGCGGTATTGCGGTTTTGGAACCTGGGCAGCGTTTTAAAACTGTCAGCATCCCCCCGGAAGACGCACAGTTCCTTGAGTCGCGCAAATTTTCTGTGGTTGAGCAGGCGCGTTGGTATGGGGTTCCGCCTCATAAAATCGGGGAGTTGGAGCGCAGCACCAACAACAATATCGAAGCTCAGAATATCGAATACGTCACCGACTGCCTGATGCGCTGGGCGGTGCGACTTGAGCAAGAAGTCAACGCAAAACTGCTGCGCGGCAATTACTACAACAAAATAAATTTCAGCAGCTTGCTGCGCGGCGACCTGCAAACCCGTCAGGAATACTACAAAACCATGATGGACCGGGGCGTCTACAGCATTAACGACGTACTGGCACTGGAAGACCGCAACCCAGTGGAAGGCGGCGACCTGCGGCTGGTGCAAATGAACATGGTCAGCCTTGACTTCGCCAACCAAAACCGCAACACCATCCAGCAAAAGGGGAACGCTGATGTTTGAACGAACACTGCTGTGGGGCATCAGCGCCCTGGGCCAAACCCAACTGAACGCACTGGAAGGGCTGCTGCAATCTGAGCGCGCTGCCAACCCGCAGCTGCAGGCATACGGTGCCATCACCGCAGGCCCAGCCATCGATGCCGAACGCAACGGCCTGCCCATTACCATCCGCGACAATATCGCCATTATTCCGGTGCGCGGCATCATGCTCAAAAGCTACCCGTGGCCCAGCAACTACGTCACCAGCACCCAGCATGTGCGGGCAGCGGTGCGGGCGGCGCGCATGGATGAAACCATCGACTATATCGTCGTTCTGTCCGATACGCCCGGCGGCGATGTGCGCGGCATGCACGAATTAACCGATGAAATCGCCAATGCCGCGCAAGACAAAAACGTGGTGGTGCAAATCGAAGGCACGCTGGCCAGCGCCGGCTACCACATCGCCGCACCGGCCAGCGCCATCTACGCCAGCCACCGCATGAACACCATCGGCAGCATTGGCGTGCGCACGGTGCTGTGGGATACCTCCCGCATGTACCAGAACGCCGGTATCGACGTACACAAAATCGACACCGGCGAACACAAATCAACCGGCCTCGAAGGCGTGCCGGTAACGGAAGAACAGAAGGCTGAAGTGCAGCGCGTGGTCGATCAGCTGTACGCGGAGTTCCTGGCCGTGATTATCAAAGGCCGCGGCATCTCTGAAGCCGACCTGAAACCGCTGGCCGATGGCCGCACCTGGTTTGCCCACGAAGCTGAAGGCTTTGGCCTGATCGACGCCATCCAGCCGCTGGAAACCACACTGGCCAACCTCAAAACCCGCCAGCCACCGGCGGGCCGATTAACCCGAGCGCAGGCCGACCAGCTGTTCGCCGCATTCGACCAGTAACCCCTTAACCCCGTTTCAACCCCAGCGACACTGCCATTCGGGCCGGTGGAGCTACCCATACCCATAGCAGGAGAAAACCATGCTGAAAGAACTGTTGAAAAAAGCACTGGCCCGCGCCAAAGAAATCCGCGCTGCAGCGGAAGCGGCCGGCCGTGAATACACCGAAGCCGAAGCGCAGGAACTGGAGCAGCTGGCCACCAAATGCACCGACCTGCAAAAACAAATCGCCCAGGCGGAAGAGTTTGAAAAACTCGAAGCCCAGCAAACCCAACTGGCAGGCCGCCAGACTGCACCCATGGCCATTGGTGGTGGTGCGCAGCCTAAAGCGCCGGCCGCGCAAGACACCCGTGGTTTTAACGACCTGGCCGACTTCGCCGCCAGCGTCCACAACGCCATGACCGGCCAGGGTATCGACAACCGCCTGTACGCCGCCGGTGGCGATGGCATGGGCACCAACGGCAGCAACGGTGAAGGCTTTATGGTGCCGCCAGCGTTCAGTGGTCGCATTATCGAACTGGCCCTGCAAGACGATGCCGACCTGCTGGGCTTGGTCGATTCTGAACCGACCAGCGCCAACCAGGTGGAAATGATCGCGGATGAATCCACCCCGTGGTCACAGCAGGGCATTGTGGCCAAGTGGCGCGGTGAAAAAACCACCATGGAATCCTCTGAGGTGTCCACCGAAAACCGCGATGTAAAACTGCACCAGCTGTACGCCTTCACCCGCGTATCTGATGAGCTTATGGAAGACGCACCGCGTCTGGCTAACCGTCTGGCGGTCAAAGCCCCGGAAGCCATCCGCTGGAAGCTGAACGAAGCCATCCGTTTCGGCACCGGTGCAGGTCAGCTGCTGGGCTACATGAACAGCAAGGCGCTGGTAACCGTTGCCAAAGAAACCAGCCAAGCGGCCGGCACGCTGCTGCCGGAAAACATTGCCAAAATGCTGGCCCGCATGATCCCAAGCTCAGTGGCCCGCGCCCACTGGGAAATCAACCCGGAACTGCTGCCGGCGCTGATGACCATGAAAATTGGCGACCAAACCATCTGGACACCACCGGCCACTGGCTTTGCCAATGCGCCGGGCGGTTTCCTGTTGGGCCGTCCGATCAAGTTTACCGAGCACGCCAAAGCCATTGGTGCGGTGGGCGACATTCAGCTGATCGACCCGATGGGCTACTACATGGCCCGCAAGGCCAGCGGCATTAAGTTCGACACCTCCATGCACCTGTACTTCGACACCGCAGAACAGGCGCTGCGCTGGACGTTCAAGGCGGGCGGTCAGCCCAAGCTGAGCAAGCCGGTGTCACCGCAAAACGGCACCGCCACCAAATCGCACTTCGTCACCCTGGCGGCGCGCGGCTAAGCCTGTCAGTGCGGCGGGCCTGGCCCGCTGCACTGATTCAGCCCCACCCATTGCAAAACACTGAACTGAATGAGGGAAACCCCAATGAGCAATGCAAATGTAAACCCGGCCATCCGCGCCGTGCTGGTCGATGAGCTGGCCCCAGCTGTTCACGCCACTGGCGACCATGAAACCGCTGGCATCGACATGGGCCAGTTTGAAACCGCGCTGTACTGCGCCACCGTGGGCGCGTTTGGCGCCGGCGCAACGGCAGAAATTCAGCTGGAACAGGCCACCACGGCTGCCTTTACCGATGCCAAAGCGCTGCGCGATCCGGTTGATCTGGTTGCATCCACTCCGGTGCAAATCAGCCTGCGCTCCGATGAGTTGGACGTAAACGGCGGGTTCCGTTTTGTGCGCGCCGTGCTGTCCAACACCACTCAAACCGTTACCGCCGGCATCGTTGGCCTGGGCCTGAATGCCCGTTACCAACCCGCCGCACCGCTGACCGGCGCCATCGTCGCTGGCTAAGGGCTAACCCATGGACATCCGCAGCACCTTAATCACCGGGCCGGAAGCTGAACCGCTGACGCTGGCAGAAGTAAAACTCGACCGCGTGGTAACCCACGACCAGCACGACGATCTTTTCCGGCGCTACATCAAAAGCGCCCGTGAAAGCGCCGAGCAAGCCACCGGCCGGGCGCTGATGCCGCAAGTGTGGCAGCAGCTGGTACCGGTAGGGCAATACGAAATCCCGCTGGAGAAATGGCCGGCGCTCGACATCGTATCGCTCAGCATTAACGGCGCAGTGGTAGACCATGCGGCACTCATTGCCGCCGGGGAGCTGGAGTTTTACCCCGGCGACAACCCGCTGATCGTATCCCGTCGGTTTTGCGGTGCCCGCGTGGCCCTGCAATACCGCGCGGGGTACGCCAGTGCCGACGATGTGCCGGCCAGTATTAAAACGTGGATGCTGCTGCAAATCGGCAGCATGTACGAACACCGCGAATCTGAAATTGCAGTAACAGCAACCACCAGACTGAAATACGTTGGTGGGCTTATTAACCGCTACCGCATCCGCTAAGGCAGGCATCATGCGCACAGGTCGATTAAAAACCCCGGCAACCCTGCAAGGCGAAAACGGTGCCAGCATTGCCGAATTGCTGATCGGCATAACCGATGCCGACGACAACATCCCGTTCAGCGTGGGCCTGCTGTCAGAGGCCCGCATCACCCTGCGGGCGCGCTGGCACTCTGGCATTGCGACCGGCCGCTACTTGCGCACCGATGCCGGCCGGCTGTTTGTTATCAACGGCGCAGCAGACCCCGACAACCGAAAACAGGATCTGCTGATCAGCGCCCGCGAACTGCTGGGCATACCGGCAGAAATCCAGCGCAACAGCGGCCCGCTGGCTGTGCGCGTAGCGCTGCTGGAATACGTTACAAAGCCCGCCCGCGATGCCCTGTTACCAGCAGAGCAACGCCGCCGCGCCGAATTCTGCAACATGGAATACCGCCCGCAACCGGGCCACGAATTTACCGCCAACGGCAGCCGCTGGCGCGTAACCGAAATCGACACCGACGGCACCACGCCCGTGGTAACGCGGGTATGGGTGCAGTTTCTGAACCATGAGTAAAAACACTACGGTTACCACCACCGGCTTAACGGAAATTATCCGCCAGCTGGATGAGCTGGGCCGGCAGGGCGACACCATTGCCCGCAGCGCCGCCAGTGCCGCCGCACGGCAGCTGCGCGATAACTACATCGTGCAGGCTTTGGCTGGCGCCACTGGCATCAGCACTGCCATTGTGCGGAAAGCCGCCGCGGTAAAAAAAGCCACGCCCAAGTACGAAGCGGCCCGCATTAACTTCAGCGGCAGCGGCATACCGGTGCGCGAATACAACTACCGCGCACGGCGTACCCGCCACCCAACCCGGGCACAGATTCTGGTGGACTGGATCGGCGGCGGCGAAAAAGTCGCGGCTGGCTTTATCAACCCGTTGGGCACGGGTGTGCCGCTGTCTACCCGCAACCAGCGGGCAGGGCGTAACGGCAAAACGTACACCTACCGCAAAGGCAAGATGACCGAGGCGCTGGGGCCGTCACTGGCAACGGCTTACCTGGCCTTGCCCGAAAACGAAGTGGCCACCCGTGCCGCTGATGCGCTGAACCGCGAGCTGGTACAGCTGCTGGATCAGGCCTTTCCCGACTAACAGTTAAACCAACGGAAAACCCCATGACAACCACAACAAGCGTGCGCGAAGCCATCGTGCAGCGCCTGCTGGCGCTTGCGTCACATCCGCAGGCCGGCATTGGTGCCGTGTGCAATCCTGACGAAATCCGCAACCCCGAAAAGCGCGCCCCAGCCCCCCAGCTTACGGCGGTGCTGTGGACCATGCCGGGGCAGATGCTGGGCAAGCAAGGCAACCGCATCAAATGGCAGCAGCCCTTTACGGTAGACATCGCCGTGCCCTGGGCTGCAGGTGCTGAGGCCCGTTGCGATGCCATCCGGCTGGCACTGGCGTCCGCCCTTACCGAACCTATGCCGGGGCTGCCCGTGCAAAAGCAGGAACTGTCAGAAGTAGAAACCGGCTACCCGGCAGAGGGCAGCGGTTACGCGCTGGTCAGCGCCACGGTAACGCTGGAGTACGTTGAAACCCTAACCCCCTGAACCCGTTAAACCCAACATGAGGAAAACCCCATGAGCAATGAAGTGCGCGCCTTTATTGGTAAAGGCCAAATCTATCTGCGCCGCCGTGACTTAGCCCAGGGCTTAATGCCCATTGGCGAAGCCAGCGCGTTTGAACTGCAGATTGAAACCGACGAAAAAACCCTGCCATCCAACACCCAAAGCGGTGGTGGTGTGGCCGCTACCGCTTACAGCGTGTCCAGCATGGGCCTCAGCATTACCGGCCACAGCTTCACCGATGACATGGTGGCCATGGCCCTGTACGGCGATGCCTCTGCCGTGGCTGGCGGTGCAGTAACCGACGAAGCTCACACCGCCTACAAAGGCGCGCTGGTGCCGTTTAAGAAAATCCCGGATCTGACAGAATCCATTACCGTAGAGCCTGCGGTAACCGGTACAGCTTTTGTGGCCGATGTTGACTACACAGTAACAGCCGCTGGTATCCGCATTCTGGAAAGTGGTGGCATCGCCAACGCCACCGACATTCTGGTCAGCTACACCAGCAAAGCCCACAGCGCCATCGAGATGCTCACCAACAGCGGCTACGAGTACGAGCTGTTTATGGAAGGCTTCAACGATGCCGACAACGGCCTGCCGTTCAACGTGCAGATCTACCGCAGCAAGTTCAGCCCGACCGCCGGCCTTGGCTTTATTCAGGATGACTTTGCCGAAAACGCACTGTCTGGTTCCGCTCTGGTAGACGCCAGCAAGACCGGCGCTGGCGTGTCGAAGTACGCGAAAATTACCCGCGTGTAAAAACCCTGTTGGGTGCGTGTGCCGCAACCTGTGCCGGATGCGCAGGCTCTGCGGCTTTTTAATTACCGCTTAATTCCTAATTTCAGCCCGGCCATTTTCCCAGCGTTGGCAAAATGGTCGGGCTTTTTTCTGTGTGTGGGTTATGGCCAATAAAATTGTCAGTCTGCTGCTGCAGGTAAAAAACGCCATTTCACCGGGCGTAAAAGAAGCGGGCAAGGATCTGCAGGAACTGGAAGCCCGCAGCCGCAGTTTAGAAAAAGAACTCACCCGGCTGGATAACGCCAAGGCAGCCGCCCAGGGGCTGGATGCCGCGCGTGATGCTGCCAAAGAAGCCGAGGCCGCATTCGATCAGGCGCAGCGTGAGGTTATCGAATTAAAAGCCGCGCTGAAATCTGAGAAAACCCCGGAACTGGCGCTGGCATTAGAAAAAGCCAACACCGCCGCGCGGGCCGCCAAAAAAGAGTGGCAAGACAGCGCCAAAGCCGTTGGCCAGCTTGAAAAATCCGTTAAAGGCGTGGGCGGTGATCTGGATGATCTGGCCACCACCCAGCTGCAACTTGGCCAGCAAATTGACCGCACCAACGGCGCGCTGCGTGCCAATAAAGAGCAGTTGGACGAAGCCCGCGATGGGCTGAACGAAACCGCTGACGCTGCAGAAGAAACCAGCTTCGGTTTCGGCGAGTTGGCTGCCAAAGCAGCGGCGCTGCTGGGTATCGTTACTGTTGTCGATGAGGTGCGCGATAACCTGAACTCGCTGGCCGACAAAGTGTACAAAACCGGCACCCAGTTTGAACTGCTGGGCAAACGGTTAAGCCCGGAAGAGCTGGGTTACATTGAAGAGTTCGCCCGCACCACGCCGCTGGCGCTGGATGGCGTGGCCGATGCGTTCTTAAAGCTGCGCACCTTTGGGTTAGACCCCACCAATGGCAGCCTGATGGCGCTTACCGATACCGCCGCCGCCATGGGAGGTGGCCAGCAAGAACTGGAAGGCATCATTCTGGCCGTTGGGCAGGCCTGGAGTAAGCAGAAGCTGCAGCAGGAAGAAGCCCTGCAGCTGATCGAGCGCGGCGTGCCGGTGTGGGATCTGCTGGCCGAGAAAATCGGCAAAACCGTACCCGAGCTGCAGGCCATGGCTACTGCCGGCGAACTGGGCCGGCGTGAAATCCAGCTGCTGCTGGATGCCATGGCAGAGCGCAACGCCGGGCAAGCCCAACAGCAAATGAGCACGCTGGCCGGGCTGGTATCCAACCTGCAAGACCGCTTTACCCAGTTTTACCGTGAAATTGCCGACGCTGGTGTATGGGATTATCTGAAAGGCCAGCTGCGCGATCTGTCGGTCTGGTTTGACGAAGCGGCCAGCAATGGCCAGCTGCAGGTGCTGGCCAAGCGGATCAGCGATGCCTTTATAGCCGGCGCAGAATCGGCTAAGTCCTTTGTTAAAACCCTTGTCGGCCTGAGTGACGAATTTGCGTTGCTGGCTCAGGCATGGCTGGCGCTGAAAATCAGCACCTGGTATGGACAGCTGCGCAACGCGGCGGCTGGTTTTACGGTGTTGCGTGGTGGCGTTATCGGAGCAACGGCAGCGCTCGGTGGTCTGGCCGCTGCGGCGCGGCTGGCGATGGGTGCCTTTGTTATCAGTCAGATTTATAACGTGGTGACTGCGTACCGCGATCTGAAGCTGGCCGTGGCTGAGCTGGATGCGGTAGAGCGTGAACGGGCCAGCAAGGCTCAGGAGTTAGCTGACCGCTACGCAGCAATCAGTAATGCCACCGGTGTAGCGGTTAAAAGTATGGCTGAGCTGGATGCTGCCATTAAAAGCGGTGCCATTGTCATTGATGAGCAGGCGGGGCGGTATTTATCAGCGGCTCAGGCGGCTGAGGAATATGCCAAAAAACAGAAAGAAGCGGCGGAAGCTTCCGACGAGCACGCAATAAAAGCCAGTGCGCTGAGTGCGGCCTATGAGCGTGTCAGTGAGTCTCTGAAAGAAGCGGTTGACGATAATGGCAAGCTGGCATCGGTCATGGATGATCAGGTTACGGCAGCGCTGAATGGTGGTGTTGAAGCGGTTGGTGGTTTTGTTTTGGCGCTGCGCAGTGCAGAGCAGCAGGGCAAGCTAACAGCAGAGCAGATTGATACCACGCTGCGCCAGGCAATCAACGGCCTGAGCGAACCAGAGCAGCTGCGCTTTGGCGATCTAATCCGCGAGTCGATGGAAAAAATTGGCGACGGCACAAAGTCGGCAGGCCTTAAGGTTGAGTATCTTCAGCGGCTGCTGGATAACCTTAATGCCGCTCGTGCTGAGGCAGCGTTAGAGCGGCTGGGTGTCTCTTATGATCAGCTCGCCGGAAAGGTGACTGATGCGGTTGATCAGTCCGTTAAGGATCTGACCGTCATGGGTGAGGAAATTCTTAAAATGGGCCTCAAGGGCAAGGATACAGGCGACACCATTCAGCTTGCCCTGACCAATGCGCTGCGCAATGTAAAAACAGAGGCGGATAAGCTGGCTCTTGAGCAGGTGTTTACCAAGTTTCAGCAGCAGGGGCTGGTCACTTATGTGCAGGTTGAGGAGCTGAAAAAATCCCTGCGGGGTGTTGCGGATGTTGCTGAAGAGGTTGGTGCTCAGGCTGCCAGTGGTCTGGAGCCAGTGGCTGATGCGCTGGATGATGTGTCTGACTCTGCGGATTCTGCCTCGGTTTCTGTTATTGCTGTGAGCAGTGCCGGTGCTCAGTTGCTGGATACCTTTTCAGCGGCGCGGGCTGAGGTTGCGGAGCTTGGCTCGGCAGCGGAGGCTATGTTCCTGCAAATGGCTGGCGTGGTTGATGTGGCGGCGGATGTTGACGATCTGACCGGGGCTATCCAGAAGTACAGTGCAGAAATTGTGACGGCCAATAATACGGTGGGTGACAGTTTCGCGCAGACGGCGGCGGATATTAATAAAGCGAAGGCCGCAACATTGCTGGCCTACAGCGAGCAGAAACAGCAGTTCGAGCAATACCTTGGCGCTCTGAAAAGTGGCGAGGGTGTCACGCAGGGCCTGATTAACCAGGCGCAGAACGCAACCCAGTGGATGGGGCTGCTGGGTGAGCAGGATCTGGCCCAGCTGCGCGGGGCACTGGATGATGCCAACGCAAAGCTGGTGCAGATGCAGGATGCAGCGAGCAATACGCTGGATCAGTTGCAGACGGAGCTTGATCGGCTGCAGGGCAATCAGGATGCCATTAACCAGCGCGACTACGAAAACAAACGGCAGGAGCTGCAAAACGCCATCGATGAAGCCAAGCGCTACGGCAACCAGGAGGCGGTGCGCCAATACACCGAAGCCCTGAAAGTGCTGGAAGACGTGCGGCGCGAACGGCAAAAGCAGGCCAACGAACAGCGCCAGCAACAGGCGCAGCAGCGCAGCAGCACCAGCGCCAGCCAAAGCACCGGCAGCACTACGGCCAACCGCGGTACCACCATCAACCTGCAAAGCGCTACCGGCAACAAGTCGGTACAGCTGAACGGCGATGCCAAAGCGGTGGAGCAGCTGTTGGCCGTGCTGGAAGACGCCGGCCTGCGGTCGGCGGGTTAATCATCAGAAGGAAAATCCATGCAACTCGATACCCTGAATCTGCCCGGCAATTTGTACTGGTCGGATGAATTCGACTTTATCCCAACGGCCCAAAGCAAAGAGCGTAGCGTGGCCGGCGGCATGGTGGTGGAAATGGCCCCGCTGCAGTACGGCCAGAAAATCACCCTAACCGGTGACTGGGCCGACCGTGCCACCGTGCTGGCCCTGCGCAGCCTGCAGGCCCAGCCTGCCACCGTGCGCACCTTAACCCTTAACGATTCCAGCACCCATGCGGTGCTGTTTGACATTGAAGCCGGCGGGGTGGATGCCGAGCTGTTAAGCCCGGAATTAAACCCCACCGCTGAAACCCTGTACGAACTCACCCTGCACCTGATTACCGTGGAGCCTGTGTAATGGCGATTAACCCGACCGATGTACAAATCATGCGCCCCGAGCGCGTAACCGATGAAACCGATGGCGGCGGCATGATGACAGGCGTGGCCATTGCCAGTGGCGACATCAACAACCTGTGGGATGACATTCCGCGCACCATGCTGGCCTACGGCGGTGTGAGCCTGCGCAAGCTGTTCTGCGCCATCCGCAGCGCCAACGTGGATAAATTCCTGGGTGCCCACGCCATGCTGGCCAGCGATGCGGCCGCGCCCAACGTCAGCACGTTGCTGTTCAGCACCGGCGACCATTACGACGAGCGCAGCAGCGCCCAGGATAAAATTGAGCAGTTTGTGGTGCTCAGCACCCGCAGTGCATTGCGCCCTGTGGGTACTCAGCGCGAAGGGCAAACCTCGTTGGTGCTGTACGCTGCCCGCGAAGCCGATGCGCCGGAGGTGGGGGCGGTTCTGTATCTGATCGGCGGCGGCAACAGCCAGCCGGTTAAAGTTACGCGCGTGGATGTAGCGGCAGCCAGCTACACCTATCTGGATAAAAACGGCGACTTTCAAACCTACAAAGCGTTTGAAGTGGTGCTGAAAATCAGCCAGCCGCTGCAATACGATTTTGTGGGGACCGATCCGGCACCGGCGGCGCAGCACCCCACTGAAATCTACAACACCCAAAGCAACAACAGCGCGAAGTATTACGGCATTAAGCCACTTGCGCAGCCTGCTGCGGCTGGTGATCGGGCGGTGGTTGTGGATGGCATCTTTTCGCCCATTGTTCCTGCTGCAACTACAGAGCAGGCGATTCTGGATCAAACCCCGGGCATTGCGCAGCGAACTGTGCAGGCGTCGGGGCCGCTGCTGTCGCGCAGCCTGGGCACTGTTACCGGCCCGCAAACCTTCACCCTGCCATCGGCATGGCTGCCGGGTACGTTGCGCTTAACCGTGGGCGGCAGTGTGTATGCGGAAGATGGTAGCGGTGTGCGGCTGTTGTCTGGCTCTGCGTTTTTGTCTGATGTGCAGCTGAACGCCGCCGATGGTGTGCTGGTGTTTTCGGTATCGGGCAGTCGCGCGGTATCGGTGGAATATCAGCCGGGCGTGGCGGTGGAGTTGGTGCCGTACACCGACAGCGTAGAAATTACCGCGGGCAACCGTCAGGTAACCTATACCGAACAGCTGCAGCCAGCGCCAATGCCGGGCAGCTTGCGCGTGGAATTTGCTTACCTTGGGCGCTGGTATGTGGTGTCCGATAACGGTACCGGCGTGCTGTCGGGCAATGGAGCATCCGGCAGCATCAACTACAGCACCGGCAGCGTGGCGCTGACGTTGCCCGGTGAGCCGGATCTGGCCAGCCGCATGATTTACACCTGGGCGCAGTCGCCGTTCACAACGCTGGCATCCGGTGCGCGTGATGTGTACATCGGCATTGATCTGGACGGCGTGCCGTCAGCGGGTGCTGCTGTGGTCAGTTGGCAGCGCAATAGCAGCAATTACACCGCCACGGCGGGGGCTGACAACTCTCTGACGGGCGGCGGCGACGGCTTTATTCTGGGTAGTCGCCTGCTGTTCCGCAGCGCCAATTTGCCGACCGGTGATGTAACCGTAACCTACCAGCGCCAGCTGGCAGGGCAGCAGCTCACCACCGATGTGGCAGTGGCGCAGCAAACCGGCGGCACTATTACGCTGGACACTGGCGTGGCAGATGTTATTCCCGCCAGTGTGCTGTTCAGTGTGGATGTAACCTGGACCGTTACCACTAACAATGCCGGAGTAGTAAGCGAAACCCGCTTCAGCGGAACGCTGTTGCTGCGAGGCAAACCCAATGGTCAGCTGGTGCGCAGTGGCTTCGCTGCGGTTCTGGGCAGCATTAACGCTGCCACTGGCGTGGTCACGCTGAACGCCGATGCGCTGCAGGTAACGGTGCAGGAGTGGGTTAAGGGGTCGGCCGTGCTGGGCAACTGGCAACTGGTGACCAATACCAAGGCCATGCGGGTGGAATCGCAGACTGTGCAGGTGCGCTACTTCACCAGCAGCGCCACCGAGGCGGCATCCGTTGTGGTGCCGTTTGCCGATCTGCGGCTTGTATCTCAGTTGGGCGACCGGCCTCTGGTTCCTGGCGCATTGCAGCTGCGCGTGGGCGGCGATGATCTGGTGGATCGTGGTGATGGCTACCTGTACCGAGGCTGGAACGCTGGTACGGGTGCTGGCATTCAGTGCGGCACGGTCAACTACTCGGGCGCAGCGGTCGAAATTAACTACAGCGCGCTGCAGCCGCACATCAACAACCTGAACAGCAGCCTGCTGGCCGGTGCCGATGGCGTGGGTGCTGCGGCGGCCGTGGTGTCGGTGGTGTTCCGCAGTGTGGCCAGCCCGTTACGCCCCAGCGGCCTGCAGTTTCTGGCCCGCCGGGCCACCGATGGCGCGCTGATGCGGGCGGTGTCGGATAACGACGGCAGCATTACCGGCAGCTTTGACACTGCCGATACGGTAGACAGCTTGCCGCAGCCTGGCAGCGTAAACGGCTACAGCCTGCCCTTTGTGCCAACGCCAACAACGGGTGGCAGTGCAACCGGCACGGTGGATTACACCACCGGCGTGGTGAGCATCAGCTTCAGCCAGCCGGTGATTCTCAGCACGCTGACGTATAACGCCGTGACGTATACCACTGTGCCTTTGTCGCCTGAAGTGCTGGGGTTAAACCCGGTTCGACTGCCCACCAATGGCCGCGTGCCGGTGTTCCAGCCCGGCTATCTGGTGGTGATTCACAACACCCAAAGCATTGCTCTGGCAACGCCTGCGGCGGGTCAGGCCATTGATTGCGGCCGCGTGAATCTGGCTCAGGTGCATATCCGCGATGCGGCTGGCGTGGATTTAGACCCAGCCATGTACAGCGTGAATAAAGTCACCGGCATCATCACGCTGGCCGACCCGTTCACCGCGCAAGATGCCAGCACCAACAGCTTAACCATGCCGCTGACGGTAACCCATCGGCAGGAGGACATGGCGGCACTGGGGGGTGTTACCGTGGGCGGGGAGTTAAGCCTCCTAACAGGCCTGCGCAACAGTTACAACGCAGGCGATACCTTCGTGAGTGCGGCAGTGAATTTCGGCACGCTGCAGGCTCGGGTGCGCAACCTGTTCGATGAACAGACTGACACTGGCTGGCATGACGAGCGTCAGGGCTCAGAGGCCACGGCTACCTATAACGCGCTGAACTATCCGGTACTGATCGACAACCGCAGCGCGGTGCAGGAACGCTGGAAGCTGAAGTTCACCAGTAGCACCGGCTATCAGGTGATTGGGGAAAAGCTGGGCATTATCGGTACCGGCAGCATCAATGCCGATTACAGCCCCATCAACCCCATGACCAGCGAGCCGTACTTCACCATCCGCGCCGCAGGCTGGGGCAGTGGCTGGGTAACCAGCAACATTTTACGCTTTAACACCGACGCCGCCGCCGCGCCGCTGTGGGCCATTCGTACCGTATTGCCCGACAGCGAACCGCTGGCCGATGACGTTATTTCTGTGGAATTCAGAGGGGATGCAGACTGATGGGAGCACCAACGGTTTATTACTACGATGATCCCGGCGCGCCGGTGTTGAGTAGTCGGCAAGATGCGTTTTATCAAATAGTGATGGCTTGTCTTGTGGACGGATACAGCGGCAAGCCCTCCGCGGGATGGTCAGTTGTTTATGATGACTGGGTTAACTCCGGATGGCTTACATTGATTAATAGCAGTGGGTCGGGTGTTGTCGGCGTTGTGCGGTCATCAGGCAATGATCATCCATTCTTGTTTTTGGCAGACGGCATGATTGATGCAACAACTCCGATTAACGGTCGCTCGGGTTACGTTGATATATCAAATGGCACGGCATGGGATCCGGCGTCAGCTGCGCTGCAGCGCCCGGCGTCATCATTGTTGACGCAAGTTGCAGGCTGGTGCGTTGTCGCTAATGACGATGCGGTATTTATGATGATGACAGCATCTGCGGATGCATTACGCACAATTAATTTATCATACGGATTTGATGTCGGAGCATCGCTTGCATTCGGTCGTTTCCGTGATGTGCGCGGACTGGGGGGGGAGGTTGGAGACTTTAGTATTTTTGGTGGGGCGATTGGCATCTGGGGTGATCTTAACTCGCTAGGGGTTAATGGTGCACGATCTGATATCGGTACTGTATCTCGTGACAAGTCCGGTGCTCCGGCAACCGGCAATCATTACGTCATGTTGTCAAACGTCAATGTCGGCTCATTACTGAGTTATCCGGCAACGACTGATGCTATTGTCGAGTTTGATATTACGCCGGTATCTATTTTTGTTTCGTCTGGCGGCGCGTCTCTTGTGCGATCTGCGGCGTGGCAGCGATCTGTTGTGCCTCAGCTGAAAACAAATTTACTATTTACGCGTCCCGCGTATGTTGCAGATGCGCTGCCCGACTTGTTGAAAATGACAGCCGTGGTTGGGGGGGATGTTTATTTATCAGGTAAGCGGCATCTGTTGTGGCGAATGAACTGGAATGCGTTTTTTTTGCTTAGTCTTGATGCCGGCGATTGGAGTTACTGATGCTGTTTACGGATTTTGATACTGTCGCGCTGGGCGTTGTTAATCCGGTAAGGATTAGCTTGTATCACAATTTGCCGGTCGAACCCGGCGTGTTTTTTATCACTCAGTTTATCCGGGGTGTGCGTGCGCCGGATGCAGTTGTTGTTACACGCGATAGATTGAGTTTTCCGTTGTCAGCTATCAAGGCCTCAATAAGCTATAAACTGCTGGCCCTGAAAATCCAGAACGGCATCGCGGCAGGTGTGTGGTGGGTAGACAACTACGTCTACAACCCCGGCCAGGTGAATATCGAATTCACAAGTCAGGGGCAGTCCTCCGGCGGCGGAGATCCTAAATCGTTCAGTGGTCGCACGGAGGTGGCGGGCTTGCCTGCGGCGCGGCGTGTGGTAGCGGTCGGCCTTGATGGAGACGCCCCGCAGCTGCTGGCCGAAACTCAGTCCGACCCCGTTACCGGCCAGTACACCCTGAACTGGGAAGGCTACACTGGCCAGATTCTGGTTACCGCTCTGGATGATTACGGCGTGCCGCACGTTGAAGGTGAGGCGCGGGGTGTGGGTGAACGTATTCACCCCAGCAGCCCTACCGGCTATGTGTACCAGGTCAGTGCGCCCGGCGTGCTGGGGGTGGAACCGATATGGCCCATGGCCGATGGTGAGCCCGTTATCAGCGGTACGGTGCAGATGACGGCCGTACCGTTTTACCGGCCTAGATCGGCTGGGCCTTTCACTATTTCGTAAGGAATCCTATGGACGCTTTAGAGCTGCCTGCCATCCGCGTGATGGCACGGGCTGGCGTAGCCGTGGGCGATGCTCAGGCCGGTGCTGCATCGGTGGGCTGGGGCATGTTACCAGCGCAGCACCAGCCGCTGTGGGCGCGTCTGAGTATGGGCAACGCCATGGCTTCGGGCTTTTCGTCCGGCTTCGGTATGGCGGGTGTGCAGTCGGTGGCGGCGCTGTGGTTGCAGTCGCTGGCCTCTGTCCCGCTGGCCGGTGCCAATGCGCTGGCATGGAATACGCTGCGCCCCATCGATCTGCCGAACCTGCAACACCAGCAGCAGGCCGGTGTGCCGCTGGCTGGCGGCTGGCAGATATGGGCGCATACCCGTGTTTTGGAGCATGCCACTGGAGCTGAGCTGCCGCAGTTGTGCGTGGATCTGCTGGCGGTGCGCCCATCGGCCTATGCGCTGCGGCAGGCTGAACTGTTTACCGACCTGTCGGCGCTGCTGGCGCTGGATGATGGCCCGTACATTCCGGCGGGGCGCATTACCTGGGGCGACTATGAACTAACCAAGCGCCCCGCAACGCCCATGGCCAGCGGTGCTGCATTGGGGGTGCATCAGCCGCCTGCCCGTGAAGACAATACATTGCTGCCCTGGGGCGTTGGTGTATCGCTCAGCTATCAGCCCGAACTGCCCTACAAAACAGAACAGCCACCGCAGGAACCCGGCGAGTGGCCTGCGCCCAATTATTCAGAGGTTTACATCATCGTGAACAGCGTGAACGCCTATGCGTTACCCGGCATGCAGCCGCTGGCCATTGCCGATATTTCCCTGCAGCTGGATGCCGACACCTACAGCTGGAAGTTTAGTGCCGAGGTTCTGAACGCCGCCAGCGTGGCGCTGCTGAGGCCGGACGCCAGCGGCTACAAACAGGCGCTTATTGAAATCAACGGCCATCAGTGGGTGGTGTTCATTACCCAATGGGACAAGTCGCGCAAGATATCCGGCAACAGCCTGGATAAGCGCTTTTCAGTATCGGGCTACAGCCGCACTCAGTATCTGGGGCAGCCGTTCGCGCCCAAACGTACCCGCAGCATTGGCACCACCACGGCAGTGCAGGCCGCTACGGCAGAGCTTGCCGGTACCGGATTCGCTCTGGATTGGGATGCCGCATTGCTGCCGGATTGGATCATGCCTAACGCCAGCTATAGCTATCAGGAGTTGACACCACTGCAGGCCATTAAGCGGCTGGCTGCTGCTGTGGGCGCGGTGGTGCAGCCTGCCATGGCGGCGGATACCGTGATCGTGCGCCCGCGCTATGCCGTGCTGCCCTGGGATTTATGGGCGGCTGATATGGATCGCACCATCCATGAAGCCCAGATACTCAGTGAAGGCGGAACGCTGGAAACCCGACCGCTCATCAATGCGGTGTACGTTACCGGCGAACGGGAGGGCGTTGCGCTCAGTGCTACCCGGCTGGGTACTGCTGGCGATCAGCCCGGCGCGGATGTGGTGGATGCCTGGCTGACAGAACAACCGGCCAACGCCGCCCGCGCGGCGCAGGAAATTGCCGCCAGTGGCGACCGGATTATCCATACGCTGGAACTGGCCATACCCGAAACCAGCGCGCAGCCGGGGCTGCTCCTGCCTGGACATGCCGTGGCCGTGGTGTACAGCGACAACGCGCTGACGTACCGCGCCTATGTGCAGAGCGTTAGCATCAGCGCACCGGGGCGCGGATCTGCCAAGGTGCGGCAAACCGTAACGCTTGAACAGCCAATAGCCTGGGAGGACATGGCATGAGTAATCCGTGGGTAAGGTTTGGGGCGCTGACGGCGCCCGGTACAAAAATGGTGGCCACCGTCGCCAGCGTAAACGCAGACGGTTCCAGCGTGGTAACGCTGCGCGGTGGCGGCAGTTTGCGGGTGCAGGGGGATGATGTGACGGTTGGGGATAAGGTTCTGATCCAGCAGGGCCGCATCATCGGCCGGGCAGCCAGTTTGCCTGCGGTGAGTGTGACGGTTTAGCGCCCCACAAACTCCCGGAAAAACTCAATAAACAGTTGGCGGCGCGGGGCCGACCAGCGTGCCAGTTCGTTCATTACCTCGATCATTTCGGGTTTGAATAGCGCGGCTTTGTATGAGCCGTATTCACTCAT